AAGTAAGAAGTAGCTTGACAAATAGTGAGTAATTTGGTATTATAAATACTTCGGTGATGACGGGGCCAACTTTGGTGCATCACCTCCTTTCACAACGCACCTCCCCGTCATCACCCTTTATTGCGGGTTAGAGAAGAAGTCTATCTCACTGGCCTCATACGTCAGAAATCGTGGTCGAGCATTTCCCACACCCGCAACTAATATCTGCGTAGTTCAATGGTAGAACGACTGCCTCCAAATCAGTAGACGTGGGTTCGATTCCTACCGCATTTGCCAATTTTCGAGGGAAAAAATGCGTCTTGAGTATAGTTTTGATTCTGTTTATCTGACTATTGAAGTTTCGGACGGTTCTTACAAAGACAAAATCCAAATATCCCGAGACGATTTTTTGCAATGGTTGAACGTCGAAGAACGTCAACTGACGACCAAAGATTTGTTTAAGTCCCCGTAGCTCAAAGTTAGAGCGGCAGTCTCTAAAACTGCGACGATGCCAGTTAGAATCTGGCCAGGGACACCATCTTTCCAGCTTTCATTTTGCAAAGCTGGCGCACTATACCGCGTAAGACCAAGGGGAGAAGTCGTATAGGACACTTCCCACATTTGTGTTTTGAGGGGATTATACTATGCTTATAATTCTAATCTGGCTCGGGCTCGGCTTGATCGGCGCGGGATTCTGTAATGCCTATTTCAAGAACGAATATCCGAGTCTGGATAGTCCGCGCGAACGTCGCGTTAACCTGTTATTTGCTCTAACACTTGCCATAGGCGGACCAATCAATTTGGCCGTCGTGTTTTGTTTCTCAAGTTTTGGCAAACATGGATGGGACCTAACTCTTGGTCCTCCTCACACTAAATCAAAATGGGATAAATAAATTGTAGACTACATTTTCATAGAATATTAGGGGTCCTCCCGCGAAATTTGGAACTTCCAAAAACCAAATTTCAATCAACGGAGAATATTCAAACATGTCACGCACTTTTCTTAAAGTAAGAATCAAAGAACTCGCAGGCGAAGCCAAGATCATTCGGCGCGAGGAATCCATAGCTACAGACTGGAAAGCCAGCACCAAGCACAAGCAAGGGCTGGAAGACTCCTACAATTACGCGTCTTGGAAACTGTTAGAACTTCGGAATCACCGCAAGACGGTTGTTCGCAATGCGTCCCGCGCGACACAAATCGCTTATGCATTTTTACGTGGTAAGAGATTTGATTCTGTCGAACATGGGTCGCTCTCGACAACAGAAATCGCCCGACTTTGGACACAAGTTGGTCGCATGATTTATCAGTATGGCAAGACTGAACGCTATCCTATGCCTGTCATCCTTACAAACACGCAGGAATACACTCCCAATCCTTACAAGAAGGTTACGATGTTTTCATATGAGAAATTCGTAGATTGGGTGAATGGTGAACATATCAATAAGATAAATAAACCGTAATTCCACAACCCACAAAAATTCTCGGAGAAAAAATGTCACAATCAAGAGGGTATGATTCATATGTCGGTAAACTCGGCATCGGATTTGATCCCGTTCTCGATCTTATCAAGAGTGTAGATGAATCTACCTCACTGGAAGATGTAACGGCCATCCCGCCATATAATATCAAAAAGGCCGCTGATGGCGGTTATGTCCTTGAATTGGACCTGACAGGTGTAGATCGTGGCGATATTACCGCAACGCTCGACGCTGATCATCTGACTATTTCAGCAACGACTAAAGTCGGTTTTGATGCTGCATCATCGGATGGTGATGTATACTTCCATCAAGGCATTCTTGCGGGCGGGAAAGTGTCTGCCAAGTTCTTGGTTGCACATAATCTGGCCTTCAAGGAAGCCAATCTTGATGATGGCATTCTATCGGTTGTCTTCAACGACACCAATTCACCGAGAACTCTTACAACGCTTCCTATCGGGCCTCTACCCAAGTCCGATACACCTTACACTGTTGAGTATGACGCCAAGGGTTCACCTGTTATGGTGCCTGCGGGTTCTGATCCCAACAGCACGGATGCAGTCCCGTTGGAACTCCCAACGGTTGAAGATCAACAGGCTGCGGTAGCGACCCCTCCTACTACTGCGCCTGTTGATACTGCGCCCGCCGACACAACTCAGGTCACGGTCAACGCCGACACAACTGCACAACCAACGGTCACAGTCAACACACCGACCGTAGTGCCACCTGTCGTGCAAGCCACGGTTTCGGCCGTCGTCAATGCGCCTGTTAGCAATTCAAGTGATCAACCTCAGGCTACCGTCACGGTCACACCTGCCACGGATAGTGTTGCACCCGACTCAACGCTGACGGTTGTCAAGACCGATCCTGACAAGCCTGACGTGGTTGTCGCCGTTGATCCCGCATCTGCCGCGACTGCCGCCAGCGCTGGCATTGATGTTCCCGCTGCTGTCTCGGCCGCGCTCGATCATCCCGACGTAACTGTCGCGCCCGCTGATCCTGCACCTGTCGTATCCAACACAATTCCTGTTCCTGTCGCCGCATCTGATTCGACCGCTCCTGCCGTCGAAGTTCAAGTCCCTGACACCGTGACGCCTGTCGTCAATGTCACGCCAGCGGTGCAAGCTGACAACTCTGGGAGTGTTCCCGCTGTCGCAATTACGCCTTCGGATGGAACGGATGTTCCAAAAGATAGCGTCATGGTTCCTGTCGTAACTCAGGATGGGGCAAGCAATGTTGTTGCTGCCGTCTCTCCTGACGCCCACGACGCTCTGACCAACGCTGGCGTTGATCCTTCGGCAGCATTGTCGCAAGCTGTGCAAGCTGCGGCCCCTGATGTGCCACACACGCCAGATGTGCCCGTTCCTGTCCTAACCAACGACCAAAATCCTGTCGTCGCCACGACAACTGTCGAGCTTCCTAAGGAACTTCCTCAAGTTGTAACCGCCGAAGCAACAGACGTGAAACCCGTCGTTAATCCAGCGGCGGCCGAACCTCAGGCCACGGTCACGGTATCTGATGCAACTCATGAAATCGTTTCGGACAATGTTGTCACGACTGTCGCCAAGACACCTGACACCAATGCCGACGTGGTTGTTGCGGTTGACGCCGATCACCAAGCCGATATGAAGGCTCAAGGTGTAGACGTTCTGCAATCGGCCAAGGATGCAATTGAACTTGCACCCGCTGGCGTGACGCTTCCGACACCGCCGCCTGCCCAAACAGAAGCGACCAAGGATAATGCACCTGCCGATGTTGTCGTTCAGCCAAGCGCAGATGCCAGCGCGGCACCTGTGACGGTCTCTGTTCCTGACACCTTGCAATCGGTCGTTCAGGCAACAGTCAGCGATGACAACAAGGTCGTGCTCTCGGATACTCAGGGACAAGTTCCCGCCGACGCGACACTGACACCTGTCGTCACGGCCGCCGACCAACACGATATCGTGGTGGCGACAACGCCTGACACCGACAAAAAGTTGGATGATCTTGGCGTAGACGTTTCGAAAGATGTTTCAAAGGCCGTTGTTGCCGCTGATACACCTGTCGTTACCTCAACCGACGTGGCAGCACCCCTGCCAGTATCTTCTGATACGCCCGCTGACGTTCCAAGTACACCAGTGGTTCAAGTAGATGCGACGGCCGAAGCACAATCAACCACGCCAGTTGATAGTTCAGCAACGCCGCCACCTGTAGCTCCGTCAACAGATACTGCGACGGCTGACGCAACCACAGTTGCGCCTCCAGCGACTGACTCTGTAGCACCTGCATCTGTAGACCAAAACGTTGCACCTGCGGCTCCTGCGGCTGATCCTGCACCAACTACGGACAATATAGCATCGCCTGTGACAGATACAAGCGCAACACCTGCGGTCGCTTCTGATCCGACCGTAACACCTGCGACTGATCCTGCGGCGGCTCCTGTCGAGCAACAAGCGCCAGACACTCTGGTTGCCAACACAAGCTCTGACCTGCAATAAAACTTTATAGAGAAAGGCCCTGAAAGGGGCCTTTTTTCTTGCCTATTACTCGATAATAGTGTATAATCCACACTCTTATCAATTTCGAGACATTAATGCGATATTACTCCAATGTCTCGCGCAAGGGGAACTTCCTCTATGTGCGAGGCAAAGACGAATTTGGCCGACGTGAAACCAAGATAGTCAAGTATAGGCCAACCATATATGTGCCGTCTCCTACGAACGACGGTATCCACAAAAATCTCAAAAATCATTTCCTGAAACCCGTCCGTTGCAAGGATATGTGGGATGCGAAGGAGTTTATCGATCAATATGATCAAATCCAGGATTACACGATCTATGGATTCTCCAAACACGAATATTCCTACATAGCCGAAACCTTCCCAAACTTCGAATACAAGATTGAGCATATCAATGTCGGCAACGTCGATATCGAAACCTTGCAGGGGGATCAAGGCTTCCCCGAGACTGATGCGCAAAAGCGCAAGACGCCAATAACAGTCATATCGATCCAGAAGGGCGATATGACCTATGTGCTGTCATGGAAGTCATTTGTCAGTAATGATCCATCCATAGTCTTCTTTCTGTGTGATGATGAAAAGGACATGCTTCTCAAGTTTATCAAACTTTGGGAGAAGCTTGATCTTGATGTTATTACAGGTTGGAATATTGATACCTTCGACATTCCTATGCTCATACTGCGAACCGAGGAATTGCTTGGGGTAGAGTTCTCCAAAGCCTTGTCACCGTGGAAACGCGCCCGTCGCAGAGAACGCAGAGAAGAAGTCAATGGCAAGCGCGTCGTTTATGTTGACTGGACATTGGATGGTATTTCAAGCCTTGACTACATCAAGGTTTATAAGAAGTTCTGCCCGACCAAACGCGATGGTTACTCACTCAATAATATCTCTTACATTGAATTAGAAGAAAGCAAGATTGATTATTCAGAGTATCGCGATCTTGACACACTTTGGGAACAGAATCCTCAACTCTATATCGAATACAACATTCATGACACCAAACTGGTCGCCAAGCTTGAAAAGAAACTCAAGTATATCGAGCGCTCGATTGTCGTCGCCTATGACGCTAAGGTCAACTACGAAGACGCCATGACTTCGGTGTTGCTATGGGAATGTATGTGTCTCAATGACCTTCTCCCGCGCAATATCATGATGCCCATCCCCAAGAAAAAAGAACGCGAAAAACTGAAGGGGGCATTTGTCAAGGAACCCCAGATAGGTTTCTTCAAATGGGTAGTCTCTCTCGACTTAACGTCTCTGTATCCGCACATCATGATTGGTTGGAACATTTCACCCGAAACCTTTCGCGGCGTCTGGTCAGGCTATGACGAAGATTCCATTCTACGCGGTGACTTCAATTCAGACAAACTCAGGGCTGAGAATATTTGTCTGGCGGCCAATGGTGCAATTTTTGACAATAGTCAACGCGGCTTTCTTGCTGAACTGATTGAGAGACAGTTTCAACTACGCAAAGACTACAAGTCGAAAATGCTTGAGCTACAACGACAATACGAGGAAACCAAGGACGAAAGTCTTAAAGAACTCATTGTTAAATACGACAACTATCAGTATGGCAAGAAAATCCAACTTAACTCTTGCTATGGCGCTGTCGCAAACCCTTACTTCAAGTTCTACAACATCGATTGCGCACGAGCCGTTACCTATACAGGACAGGCCGTCATTAAGTTTATTGCCGATGAAATCAACAAATTCCTCAATGCCAAACTGGCGACTAACATGGATTATGTCATCGCATCCGATACGGATTCGGTATACCTAAATCTCGAAGCATTCGTCGCGCAAACAGGCTTGACTGAAACGAGTGTTATTGTTGATGCGCTTGATGTCTTCTGCGCTGGTGAACTCGCTGACTTGATTGATAAGTCATTTCAGAAGCTAACGAGCGATCTGAACTGCTACAAGAATGCTCTCCACATGAAGCGCGAGAATATCTGTGAGAAGGGTCTATGGCGCAAGAAAAAGAACTACGCCATCCTGGTATGGGATTCCGAAGGCACGCGTTATACCAAGCCTAAACTCAAGATTGTAGGCATCCAAGCCGTCCGTTCTGATTCTCCCGAAGTCTGCCGCAAGAAGATTAAGGAAGGATTGGAACTTATGTTTTCCCAAGGCGAAGAAGCCGTGCAAAAGATGGTTGCAGATTTTCGTAAGGAGTATTGGAAACTATCGATTTATGATATTGCCAGACCCAAAGGCGTTCGCGACTACACAAAGTATCTCGGGCCAAACTTCACGGCGATGCACAAGGCACCACAACATGTGAAAGCAGCAATTGCCTATAATAAATTTTTAGCGGACAAAAGTCTAACTTCGAAGTATCGCAAAATCCAAAATGGTGATAAAATTAAGTATCTTCATTTGGTGAAATACAATCCATTATTTCAGGATGAATTTGGGGCTCCAGATGGGGCATTTCCAGTTGAACTGGAAATAGAAGAATATGTCGATAGGGCCAACATGTTCGAAGTCACGTTTTTGAAACCGATGCGTTCACTTCTCGATGCGGCGGGGTGGGCAATAGAAAAGCAACATAGCATTGAGGATTTTTTCTAAAATGTATCTGACCCGCGACCAACTAATAGTGATACTCGGCCCGTATCTTGATAAGCGGTTTATCACACCCGCTGCCATGGCCGATATTTTACTTATTGAGGAGGCCAAGGAGAAACAGAAACATGATGACATTACAGACAGACTAATGTGGGGGACAGATTGACAGAACACAACCAAGATAAGGAGACTAATGACTAACTTTTTACAAGACTAAAACATACATATTACTAAAAATTTTAGGAGAATCATTTAACTTTGACATCATTTCTACAAGACATTGTAACTGAATTCAACAAAGCAAAGTTCGCAGGTTCAATTGCAGACGATGGTGAGAACGCGGCAGAGATTGGGGGATATACCGACACGGGTTGTCTAATGCTCAACGCCGTAATCTCAGGCTCACTATTCAAAGGCTTCCCCACAAACAAGGTGACTGCCATCGCAGGCGAGGAAGCAACAGGCAAGACGTTCATCGCCCTTGGCATCACCAAGTATCACCTTGATAGCAATCCCGACGCACAAGTTGTCTACTTCGATACCGAAGCAGCGATCACCAAAGACATGTTGCTTGATCGAGATATTGACACCAAGCGCATGATGATTGCCGAGCCTGCGACGATTGAAGAATTCCGCACCATGGCTCTCAAGATCATTGGCAACTACGAAAAGGTAGCCGAAAACAAACGTCCGCCGTTGATCATGGTGCTTGACTCACTCGGCATGTTGTCATCCGACAAGGAAGTCAAGGATACTGAGGCTGGTGAAAATACCCGTGACATGACCAAGCAACAACTTCTCAAGGGCGTCTTCCGTGTCCTGACACTACGCTTGGCTCAGGCTGGTATCCCGCTGATAGTCACCAATCACATCTACCTCGCTATCGGCAAAGGAAACGCCAACTATACACCCAAGGAAATGGGGGGAGGATGTTTGGTAATGGGGACGCTTATCAAAACCCCCACAGGACCAAAGGAAATTCAGGAGATTAAAATTGGAGAGGTAGTCGAAACAGTCTTCGGACCTAAACCAGTTACTAACACATTTTCATTCAACGACAAAGATGTTTACGAATTGACATTAGATGATGGTAATACCGTCAGATGTTCAGGAAATCATAGATTTCTTGTAAGTGGAGAATGGATGTCTGTAGCGAACATGCTGGATATGGCTAAGAATACAGAATGTCTAAATATCGAAGTAGCCGATATTAGACAGGATTTAGATGTTCTTAGACAACAAATATACGAAAATTTACTATCAGATTATGGAGAAAGCGAAGCGGCGTAAATTACCAAATGTTTATGAAAAACACCATATAATACCTCGATCATTAGGGGGGCCGAATACAAATGAAAATAAGGCCCTCTTAACTCCCCGTGAACATTTCATTGCTCATTCCCTTTTATTAAAAATGGTAATTGAACCAAAACATAGACGTTCTATGTCATATGCATTTGTGGCTATGGGTCGCTCTCATAATAAAACGGGATATACCAGAATAGGAAATGGACGTTTATATGAAAAAATAAAAATTTCTATCCGTGATGAATTTTCAGGAACCAATAATCCTTTTTACGGAGACCATCGCTTCAAAGGTGAAAATAATCCGTTCTATGGTGAAACTCACACGGAGGAATCTCTTAAAAAAATGCGTAATAGAAGGTTATTTGGCGAAGCTAACTCATTTTGGAAACATACACATACGCAAGACACCAAAGACAAATTATCGAAATACCGAAGTCACAGAACGAAAATTATTTTTATCGATGGTAAAGAAATATCTCTTTCTCGGAAAATAGATATTGGTTCTTATTTAGGTGTTTCTACTGCATTAGGAGTGCAATTATGTTCAATCAAGAAACATCTTTGGCACAAATACAACATTAAGGAAATTATATGCGAATAACGGGAATTAGAAAAATCGAAACCTGCCCTGTATACGATATTACTGTGAAAGACGCACATCATTACATTTTAGATAATGGAATCATTACGCATAATTCTGGCCTCAAGTACGCAGCAAGTTCGATCATCTTCCTGTCTAAGGCACAAGACGCCGAAGGCACGGGCAAGGATAAAGTTGTGCGGGGTAATTTCATTACTGTCAAGATGCACAAGTCGCGACTGACGCGTGAGAAGATCGAAGTCAAACTCAAACTTTCTTTCACGGATGGGCTTGATCGATACTATGGACTATTGGATTTGGGCTTGAAACATGGTATAATTAAGCCTGTCACCAAACTCTCAGTGGAACTACCAGACGGGACGAAAGTCACGACCAAGGCTCTGCGCCTTGAACCTGAGAAGTATTGGACAACTGAGTTACTGACTACGCTTGATGAAGCTGTCAAGAAGGAGTTCTGCTACGGAAAGGCAAAAGATGTAGATGATGGAACAGATGATGGAGAACTCGATACAGAGGATGAAGTCGAGTGAAATATTCCTTCAAATACCATAGCAACTGTTCATTTCGCGTTGTGCCTGCCACCGAATCCGCTGGATATTCAGTAGAAGAAATTCGCGACATTTACAAAACACATCTTGAAACCGAACTCGATCAGTTGAAAACCATGACCGATTCTGAGTTCATACAATATTTTGGAGTCAAAGAATAGACACTTCACTAATCGTATTAAGTCACCTCGTCTTCAACGAGACCTATGCTCGAAAAGTCTTACCGTTCGTCAAGGCTGAATACTTTCAAACCAAACATTATCGCCTAACTTACGATATCCTCAATTCATTCGTTCTCAAGTATAACACTTTCCCGACGCGGGAAGCTCTGCTTGTCGAACTGAATAATACCACTGGCATCAACGAACACGTTTTCCGCGATGCCAAGGAGTTGATGATCGAGTTGCGACCCGAAGAAGAAACCAACGAACAATGGTTGGTCGATAAGACCGAGGAATGGTGCAAGCAACAGGCACTCGACAATGCACTTTCCAAGGCTATCGAGATACGCGGCGGCAAATCAGACCTTGATCGAGGTGCTATCACTCAAATTTTTGAGGATGCGCTGGCCGTCACGTTCGATAATCGCATAGGCCACGATTACATCGAAGATGCCATGGAACGCTTTGATTTCTATAACAAGGATGAAAAGCGCATTCCATGGAGTCTCAAGACTCTCAACACTATCACCGATGGAGGAGCACCAACCAAATCGCTCATATGTTTCATTGCCCCTACAGGTGGCGGCAAATCTCGTCTCATGGCGAACGAAGCTGCCTTTCAGATGGAGCAAGGTTACAATGTCCTTTACATCACTATGGAAATGGCTGCTGAGAAGATTGGTATGCGTATTGACGCCAATCTCTTGGACATTCCTATCAAGGAACTACGCGGCTATCCCAAGGCAATGTTCAAGGACAAGCTTGCCCGTAAAAAAGCCTCGATTGCTGGCAAGTTGATCATTCGTGAATTTCCTACGGCATCGGCTGGTGTCAATCACTTTCGTCATGTTCTACAGGAAGCCAAGCTCAAGAAGAAGTTTGTTCCCGATATCATTTATATCGACTACATCAACATTTGTCTGTCGTCACGCCTCAAGATGGGTGGCACAGTCAATTCCTACACGTATGTCAAGGCCATTGCCGAAGAACTGCGCGGCCTTGGTGTCGAGTATGAATGTCCTATCGTGACGGCGACACAGGTCAATCGTGAAGGCTTCAAGAACTCTGATATTGAAATGGAGAACACATCAGAGTCGATGGGTCTACCTCACACTTGCGACTTGCTCGTGGCCATGATGCCTGGAAAGGACGAAAACCTCGATCATGTGTTCTTCAAACAGTTGAAGAACCGCGACGGTGATGTGTCCTACATGAACAAGTTTGTGGTCGGTTTGGATCGCCCGAAGATGCGCCTCTATGACTTGGAAGACCCTAAGGAAGATATTGCAGAGTCTGGCCCAATCATGGACCTGACCGAATTTGGCAAACGAGACTTGGAAAACGACGATGACTACCCATTCAAATAAACAAGTTTTGAAGCCCGATCGAGACGATTACGATTTTGATCTTCCTGGTGGAGTTGAATGCTATTGGGATGCCTACGACCGCTGGCTTGAATATCGCAATGCTAATCGCAGGAAGTGGTTACGGGCCTGCAAACCGTGGTATTGGCCAGCCGATAAACGTTATCGGTGGTATGATGCCTATACGTGGTATACAACGGGATTCATCTTTCCTGGAAAGAACTGGCCTGTCATGGTATTTTTTGAATGGTGGTGGTTATGAAGAAATATAAATACGACGGATCGAAGGTCATTGAATACTCAACTGGCTTTGTCATCCAAATTTTGAAATCCAAAGAAGAAGCTAAAATTTTGGCCAGCCGTTTGAACTCAGGATGCGGGTTCGCTGGCGAGACGCCACGCTTTTTCATATATGTAAAGGATCAATCTATTGATATCCCAAAAAGTAATTGAAGACTTAGAAACTCATATCGAACAAGTTGTAAGTCACTTTTGGTTTGAAGTTAACAACCAACAAACTCGCGAAGATTTGCGCATCAGCATGTTTCCTTATCTCTCAAACCTCATAGAAGAAGGTTATGAGATAGAACAAGTATGCGATGAAAGTAATAATTCACATGAAGTCATTGATAATAATGAACTATATTATGTTGTTTATATCAAAAAAGACGACGACTTGCGACAAATCAATACTGTAATGCGAAAGACTGGTGTTAGTTTTCAAGAACTTCGGCCTGCATGAGTCAAAGAAAAAGTGGATATGATCGTAAATATCTTGATAAATATGAGACACCGCCTTGGGTAGCCTTAGCACTTCAACCGCTTATACCTGACAACGTATTATTTTGGGAACCTGCCTGCGCTTCTGGAAATATTTCAAAAACGTTGTTTGCAACATACAGTTCTGATTTGGTTACTGATTATGGGGATAGTGGTGTCGATTTCTTGCAAACAACCAAGATGCCAAAAAATTGTAATAGTGTAATAACGAATCCACCCTTCGGGAAAGATGCCGAGAAATTCATTCGTCACAGTCTGAAATTGCTTAGCGGTAATCCCGAGGGGTTTATTGCTATGTTGCTGCCAGTCGATTTCGATTCCGCCAAGACCCGTCGTGATATCTTCTGTGAGAACCATGGCCTCTTGAGCTTCGCAGGCAAGCTTGTCCTGACCAAACGCATCACATGGTTTGAACCTGCCACGGCTTCACCGAGCCAGAATCATGCATGGTATGTCTGGCAACAATCCTATGACTTCCCGCAGTTATGGTATCACTATGAGAAGTAAGAGTTTTCAGACATTCATCGATTGGAAGATTGAAGACTTAGAGTATTGGAAAAACAACCCAAGCGAACACTGTCCTAAACTTGTTGGATACGTGCTGGATATCAATGACAAAGCTGAGACGATCACACTTGATCTTATTATTCAGCCTGTCGAGCCTGTTCCATTCTTCACGCTGAATTTTGAAGCCGTAAAGACCAATGTATCATTTAACGAAGTAATCAAGAAGGATTTCTGAATGATATTTTATTTGTCGCATTCGCCGCAACAATCAGTGCAATGGTTGTGCGATCTTCATATCCGAGAAACATCCATTTTGACTATTCTAAAGCATGAGAGTTGGGCGAAGTGGATTATGGAGTCAACAGTGAATTGGGAATGGACAAAAGATTATCTGACGGCAGTGTCTGACGAACATCTATATCGTTTCCGCCGCCCTCACAAGGAAGATTTGATGTTGAATGCGGTTCCTGAAATACAGGGATTGAACTACATGACTTCCATCAAATGTGATATAATTCCCGAACTTTGCCAGATAGACCCGACGATTTCATTTCGGAACTGGTATGCCAGAACGTATGGCACAAACCAATGGACAAAGCGTAACGCTCCCATTTGGATCAAAGAGACGGCCTTAGCCGCCTAAAATCAATAAAAAATATGGAGACTGAATGCGCGGAACTGTAATCGCGAAACGTGGCTTTCTATGTGAAGAATTTGTAACCTATAATGTAAATAGATTATGCTCGTGGAATTTTGATGAGTCAGAGCCTATAACAACTGACTTGGATGAACAGTATTGTTTCAAAACTTGGAGTGATGCTACTGTAGTGGCCGATGTGCTGGTAGATTTTGTCAAACCTTTTGGTATTGTGAAGGAAGCTCACTGTATGGGGCGCAAACAGAAAAAAGGTGTAAAGGAGTTAACTGGTAAAGAATCACCAGCCGATATTGTTCTGGCATTTGACAATACTTGGTTTGGCATCTCTCTCAAGTATGGTGCCCCCAATCGTCGTGTTAAGGTATTCACCTCACACCCTGTTACTTTGGCCCAGAAACTTGATGAAATATACAAAGATGCCTACGGAGTGTCGAGTGGCCTCCCTCAGAAAATCGCCACGTTGATTGACGACAAGATTGATGACGCCGATGCTTTTGTTGCTCGCAATCAGCCGTTGATCAAATCGATATTTGGCGAAGAACTCGAATCGTTGAATAGTGATCAGCGCTCGACTATTCGTAAGATTAAACGTGGAGAAATTGAACACCCTGAACGTGAAGTTATCACAGAATTTTATAAGGTATTACTAAAATCATCCTCTGGTTCTAATTCAGAAATGGCTGACGAATTTTATACTATTGTCAGTCAACTTCCTGACCATCAACACAGAGTATTTCGTGTTCTCACAAACATTCCTGAGCCAAACGACCCTAATGTTCTTTCTACGGTTATGTTCGACGCCGAAATACAGCCTGATACAACTGCCAATATTAAAGTCTATGACTACATGAATGACGTGAACAACTATCTCGAAATGTTTGACACACCGATTCCTCTAAATAAGAAACAAGGAAGGTGCTGTTTTCAATTTGGAGCCGCCAACATCGAGGTAAACGGACGCGCTGGTAGTCGATCAGAAGGCGGGGTGAACGTGACACTCGAAAAGAAAATATTAACGAATGTCAGATTTCAGAAAATATCTAACGGAAAAGAAGATCAAGGCGAGCCCGATAGGGACAGACGGTCGCAAGACCAAGCAAAAGGAATTTCTTCAATTCCTGGTGGACCTGGACGCCAAAACTAAGAACAAACTCTATGGCAAAGGCTCAAAGGCTCTGGCAAATCGCTCTGCGTTTCCTGGGGCCTCTGGGCATTTCTTTAATCACAATCTCCAAGACAAAGCGTTGACCAAGGTCCGTTCGAAGATGGAAAACCTCCACGTCATGGTGCCCGACAACAGCAAATCCTATCTCGATAAGCACCTCAAGGGTGAGATTGGGGGGTTCAAGGTTGTCAATGTTGATAAGAAAGCTTCGAAATACACCGCCACTCTCCAAAACGTAAAAACCAATCAACACCACGACATTCATTTCGCCTTCAAGAAATTTGAGAACGGCGAACCTACGAAGTTCGCTCATTGGGGCGATACTTCTCATATGCGCGATCTTGGGTATGGTCTTCCGAATTCTGGCCGCCATCTCGTTATTCAGTCCCTGACTGCCGCCAAGGGTTATGGTCCAGGGTATGTCAAGACTGGTAAAAAATATGACTATCAAGACAACGTTGAAAAACATTCTTTCAATATGCGTGATGGACTCCGTAAAAAACACGTCCCGACGAACGACACACATCTTGGTGTTCCTGTCTTTGTGCGCGCTCCTACAAACGAACCGATCACTGATATTCCCAAAATCCTGACCAACCTTGTTGGCGTTCGGCCAAAGGTGGGGGATGTCAAAGATTCGGCACACTTCCATGGTATCGCCAAGTTTGCAGCAAACAATCTCAGCGCACCTGAAAAACGCAATGTAGCAAAGAAATTTCAGACATTGTTGGCATCCAAAAAATTCCATAAGGACCCGACAAAAGACGCTTATCAACGTAAACTGATTTCCAATCACTTCTCTACTCATTTCGGCAAATATATGGACAAGGAGAACCACAATATTCCCGAAGCAAAGACTATGACGACTATTAAAAAACTGAGGAAGAATGACTAATTTTGACGACCGTATCTATGTCCGCAAAGAAATCGTAGCCGATGAAACGGATTGGTTTTGGGTTAAGGAAGATACAGGATCATGGGATGGCCCAAGAGATGATTGGTTGTTATCTCATTCCAATCGCTATTTTACTCATGTCAAACAACGTCGTGTAGTCGTCGCCGCTGGCGGTAATATGGGCCTCTATGCGCGTCTTTATTCCAACTTATTTGAAACTGTTTATGTCTTTGAACCTGACATTCTGAACTTTCATTGTCTGGTCATGAACACGCAACGCATGAACGTTTTCAAGTTCAATTGCGCCCTTGGCGGTTGCGCCGCATCAGTCGCGATGGACGTAGGGAATCATACCAATCGCGGCATGTTCAAAGTCCTTGATCAAAAGGGCACGGTGCCAATGGTCATGCTTGATTCTTTCAATTTTCCTGTCGTTGATTTTCTGCAATTGGACGTGGAACGGTTCGAACACGCTGTTCTCTGGGGGGCGCGAGACACCATTCTCAGATGCAAACCTGTAATCGCCGTCGAATGCGGCAAGACTTCTGAAATTATCACTTTGATGACCGACCTTGGCTATGAGGCCGTCGATCAGTCAGTGTCTGACACCATCTGGATACCCAAAAATCGCTAAACACTAAATACTTCCACTATTAACACTTTGTTCAGCCCAAGGGAAACCAAAGTAGTGGAAAACAAGAAACACGTTCGAAAAATTGAGCCTATATCTGTTAAAGGCGTTAGAAAACGCGGAAAGAATCCGCATATTAATTTTGATCCGTGCGATCCTGACCCAAAAAAGATCGAACAATCCCTCAAAGAAAAAGCCGTAAATTCTGAACTCCCATTTGAACTTCTCCGTGAAGTATGGGAACGCGGCCTTGTCGATTACGTTACCTCCCAAGTTGAAGCAAGCAAACCCAACATAACTCCGTCACAATGGGCGTTTGCTCGGGTAAACTCGTTTATCGCTGGAGGACGCGCGATGGAACTTGATGAAGATTTGGTCTCGGAAGCCAAGTCATACAAAATTACCAAACAAACCTCCAATAAATCACTGGGTCGTTTAGCACGACGAAAGGATGCCCTCGGCGCGCAAGCCCGTGCTGAACTCGCATCCCGTCGTAGTCAAGTCTATGGTTCCAAGAAAGAAGCCTCGAAAACTCTTGGCGACGTTTTGCACGGCAAAGCCCGAATGGACCACTCGACGGCCAAGAAAATTATTCGCACGCTTGGAATACCGTCTAAGTCCGCCGCAGCCAAGACGCTGACGGCACACGGACGCGCTTTCGAAGCAAAACAAGCGCATATGAAATTACGTCGGCAGATTACCAAGGAAGTGAAGTCAAAGCTGCAAAAGAATCAAGCCAAGGATACAGCCGACTTGCTTGATGTGTTGAAGAAGGTGCAAGCAACATTCAACGCCCCTACAACATCACCAATACCGCCTCATGCTCCACATCCTCTACCTCAACGAAGATTAAGACACTTAGCGGATATCAAAGCTGATCCTGATGGGCCGTTTAAAAATTTGCCGTCTCGAAACAGTGTTGATATCACACCTCGTCTTGCACCCAAACCAAATGGTGTAATCAAACAACTCACATCACTAATTAAACGGAAGTCATAAATGAAAAAGAAAGTTGCTTACAAAGCACCAAAGAGAGCCTTCGGGCGTCGTCGCAAAGGTTTTGTGAGATTTGCACAGAAACTGAGTAAGGACGCGGTTAAACTACGCAAAACAAATACAGTGAAAGAAGACCTGAACGCCATTCATCACTTTATCGCTGATCCTGACGTTCATGCGACTGCTGCCGCGACGGTCGGCGGTTATGCCTCGCTGGCTATGATGGATCGCGTGCAAAAGCACAAGGAAAAGCGTGCCGCACACAGGGCTGGCCGTAAAATGATTGCAGGTATGACTGGTAAACCTCAAAAGTCTGAGGTAAAGACATTGGCACACAAGGTCAAACACGCAATCAAAAAGGTAAAATCCGCAGTCAAATCTAAGGTCAAGGAAGATATTGATCCAACCGAAATCTACATGACGGAATCGGAGTTCCAAGACCTTCTGGATTATATGGTCGAGAACTATGACGAAGCCGAAGTTTTAGAAGTTCTTGCAGAATGGGCTGGCCTGAATGAGGATGTGGAACCGATCAATGAAATCTCGAAGAAGACACTTGGACGTTATGTATCCAAAGCGTCGGACGACATTGTTGCACGTTCTCGTAAGTGGATTGTTGGCGGCTCCGCCGTGGAAAAGCATAAAGCATATGCAAAACTCAACAAGAAAAATGACTCACGCATGTCATATATGGACAAAGCAGTGAAGAAAATGAAACTCAAGGAAGAAGTCGAACCGATCAACGAAGATCGCGTGGAATCGACCAAGGTTGTGAAAGCATTTCTCAACAAGACTTCGGCTAAAGGAAAGCGTTCACATACTGATGGCACTGGCCTCTACCTCCACGGTCACAAGATCGCGTGGCACGCTGAAAATGGCGCTATCCATGCGACGATGGCAGGATGGGGAACCACAACAACACGCGACCGCCTCAACACGTTGACGCGCCATGTCCATGGCAAAGCGATGTTCAATCAAAAAGGTGGGGTGCAACACTTCGACGGCAAGCCGATTGGTTCGCATGATCACGTCACTATTCGTCATGGTCTTAAGGAAGACTTGAAGAACCCCAAGACCAAACTGGGCAAGAAAGCCAAAGTGTTAATCCGCAAGGGCAAACGTTTCTATAACACGACGGACGGCTAACTCTATTTTTGCTAAATACCACAAACACTACGGGCAAACGCCCCAATAATAATAAGAAAAAGGACTAAACGAATGCCATTATGGTCGATGAATGACAATGCGAACGGGATTCCCATTTCGCTTCCCGCTCAGCTAAACCAAACACCGAATACGGCAAATCGTAACGCAACTTACGGCAACACAACGGCCGATGCCTACTTCACAGGCCAGACAATCGGCGCGTATGCCGTTGATGAAACTGAAATTGCCGTGGGTGCCATCTACGCTACTGCCGTGGCTCCGAACAATCACGGTTCGGGCGGCTCATATATTCCTGGTGATTCAATCACAGCCAACGCAGCGGGCGCAACATTTTCTGACGCGACCAAGTTCAGCGTGGCGACGACAAGAGTTCGCACAGTCACGATTACGGCAGGTCATCTCGGCGCTGGCTATGCCAACAACGATACGGTCACTGTCAATAGCGGTATCATGACGACCAATGCCGTCTTCACGGTTACAACTGGCGCGTCCAATACTTCTATCGCTTCACTGGCCTTGACGACCAACGGCGTATTCACCACTAATCCGACGAACCTTGCCAACTGTGACCTAAAGAACGTTACAGTCGCCAATAGCTCTGCTAATGGCGCACAGGCTACGATCACGATGGGTGTTGATACCCTGACGATCACCGATCCTGGCACCTATACCGTTATCCCAACCAACATCACTTCGATGATTGGTGCAGACGGCGCGAACGGTTCTGGAACGGGCTTGACGATGGCAGTCACATTCGGCGGCAAGAAATCGAAAGGTGTCACGCACACAGGATGGGTAAAGCGCACAGTCGGCTCAGGCAACCGCGCGGGGCGTGTTCATTATGAAGTCTTGGTTGCAGGTGGCCCCACATCAGACGGTGAAGATGTGATATTTCCTGACGCGTGACGGGATACTTTGTTGTCTAAATAACTCCATGGAAACAATTATGGAGTTATTACTTTGGAATACGGCTTTGTCTACCTTTGGTTCGATAAGAAACACAAACGTTATTATGTAGGATGTCATTGGGGGACTGAAAATGATGGATATATCTGTTCCTCTAAATGGATGAAACAGGGATACAAACATCGCCCTACTGATTTCAAACGTCGGATATTGAAGCGAGTTTATACCAACCGTGAGGAACTATTGGAAGCTGAATATCATTATTTGAAGATGATCAAACCTGAGGAATTGCGCAAGAGATATTACAACATTCGTAATCATCATTGGGGTCATTGGTCAGCTAATCCAGACACAAGGTCAATTAGAGAAAAAATTTCAAAGAGTAAAATAGGTAAACCTATTCACTCAGATGAATACAAAAAGCGACTTAGTGAAGAAAATAGTGGGGAGAACAATTACTTCTATGGAAAGAAGTGGAACGGTGATCACCCTCGCGGAATGCTTGGAAAGAAACATTCCGCCGAAAGTAATAAGAAACGATCTGAAAGTCTAAAGGCTATCAAAGAAGATTGGATTCCGACTGAAAAGCGTAAGCGAATAGGAAGAATAAATTCAGAAAAAATGAAACTTCTTTGGCAAGACCCTGAATACAGAAAACATAGTTTAGAAGCTCGTAAATTAACATGCCAAACATCAGATTATATAAAGAACCAATCGAATAAAGTGAAACTTCTTTGGCAAGACCCTGAATACAGAAAGCGCCAATTAGAAGCGCGGAAAAAGAAAGTGATTAATGGCTGCTAACACCGCTGCTAAAGTCTCAAGTTATCAGGCGTGCAGTGCTCCAAAGGCATTGGACGCTCTGATGATTCTGAGTGCCAACACAACCAATAACGCTACCAACCCTTATATTACTAAGCATTCGACGGTCGCTCAACTTTTCTCCAATGTCACGTCGAACACAATCCAAGCGACCATCGTCACTTCAAATTCCATTGTCGTGTCAAGCCATTCAACACCCGCCAACAATTCCGCAGGTAGTTTGGCACTTGGAACAATGTGGACAGACGATGACTACATCTATGTCGTCACAGGAAGTGGTATCAGAAGGGCGGCACTTACAGACTTTTAATGCAAATTTGTAATGAACTCCTGACAGATGACAATTTTCTTCTCTACTGCGCCTCACACTATGATAAGCGACATTATGTGGATGATGAAGAATTTTATACTGATCTGAACAGGATAAAATATATCAAGAAACTCTTTACGCGTTATGAGCAAACAGGTGAGCTTCGAGAACGGTTGATTCTGAATCATATCATCGTCCTCAATAACGTTTTCGGGCCACAACACACCCCCCGAATTCTGTTCCTGAAATTGAGAGACCAATTCGTTTTAGTCAAACCGTTTCTGATACTGCTGAATATACTACCTGACTGTTTTGTGAATGTCGGAGGTCCATTTATACACTACACCGACGATTATGCACTCGACAAAGAAATCACCGAGAGGTTACGGACACTGTGATTTAGTCATTGTCTAAATAACTCCATGGAAACAATTATGGAGTTATTACTTTGGAATACGGTTTTGTCTACCTTTGGAGAGATAAGAAGAAAAATCGTTACTATGTTGGGTGCCATTGGGGGAAAGAAGACGACAGATATATTTGTTCGTCAACCAATATGAAACATGCCTATAAACGCCGTCCAAACGATTTCAAACGTCGTGTGATATCTCGAATATACACCAATAGACAAGACTTATTTGAAGAAGAATATCGATGGCTACAAATGATCAAGCCTGAGGAATTGCGCAAGAGATATTATAATTTACACAACAAGCGTTGTGGTCATTGGGCTAATGTGGAATACGATAGAAAAACCATAGGACAACGAGCCGCCCAAACTCGGAAACAAAAATATCCAAATTGGGGGCATTGGACGAAAGACAGAACTGTTTCAGAAACGACACGGAGAAAGATTAGTGACGCCAATCGCAAAAGACTACGAACTCCATGTAGTGAAGAAACCAAACAAAAAATAAGCGAAAGTCTTCAAGGGCGTAAATTTTCAGAGGTTCATAAGAGAAACATGTCAATATCTCATATAGGTAACGTTCCTTGGAATAAAGGAATAACATGGAAGAAAAAGTGCAAGCAAAATGTCTAAGCACATCGTAAAACTCAACGAAGATTACGCGATTTTCAAAACATATGAACAAGGTGATGTAAAGTTTGCGCGCGTGGTGGCACGCACCAATGATTTAAGAGACGCCATGAAGCTTGCGGAAGATGTAGGGATGGGTGGATGCGCTGCTCTCCCTGTAAATAATGTTGGGCAAGGGAACATAGCGGGCCTCGATATTGGTCTGCGCAGAAAAAAGAAAAACAAAAAGAAATGGACTTCATCGCTGATGCTATCGCGCTCCTAAAAATAGGGTTTGACAATCCCGCTGGTGCAGGGGGATGGATAGTGGCGGGTTTGGCGATTGTGTTCATGGTTTGGCGTTTGAGCATCATGGATAAGAGAATGGACTTATACGCCGACAAGGTTGCCGAAGTCATCAAGGCGCAAAACGATGAATGGCGTAAGATCGTGGATCGCACCGACGAAATGACTTTTGACATGCTTGAGACTTCAACCAAAACCATGACTTCACTGACCGAAAAAATCGCAACACTACAAATGATCATACTGCAAAACGGACGGAAAGAATAATGCAAAAGTTAGACAAAGTTATCGCAGATATTCAAGCTGATCTGCCTCTCAAATCTGAGAGCCAATATGACAAGTTCAAGGCAGCCAAGGAACGCCTAAAATTGCGTATCATATCATTGAAACGAACTTGCCAAAACACGGACGATGCCGAACTCCATGACGTATTGGACCTGAAAACCGACCTATAAGGTTGAATTTTTGTAGCCATTGTGGTATAATCCAGAATGGATTTATGGCTACAAGAAAAATACATTGTTCTACTAAGTAACAGACTCGACGGTTTCGTAAGGAAAGGCCCGAGTCTTTTTAATTTTCGCTGCGTTCTCTGCGGTGACTCCGAAAAGAGTAAGTCCAAAGCGCGTGGTTACTTCTATGAGAAGCAGGGGAATTATGTGTTCCACTGTCATAACTGCAACAAATCGCGCCGTTTCGAGAAATTTCTACAAGAGGTTGATCCCGAACTATACTATGAAATGGTCAAGGAAGGTATCGCAGAACGTGGTGCCGAACGGACACAACAAGTCTATATTCCGACTGTCAAGAAGGTTGACACACAGGATGGTCTCAAGGGCTTAGCACGCGTCTCTGACCTACCCAAATTCCACATGGCCCATAAGTATCTCCTTGGTCGCAAGATACCCCCAGCACGCATCCAAGACCTATGGTATTGCGCTGATTATAGAGCCTATGTGAACAGTTTTCTACCTGACAAACTCAAGAGTAATGCACACGCTGTTCCTAAGGTAGTCATTCCATTTTTCAATAGAAATAATGCTCTTTTCGGGTTTCAGGGTAGGGCGTTACTTCCTCAAGATGAAATCAGATACCTCAGTATTATACTTGACGAAAGCCAACCAAAAGCGTATAATCTCAATCGAATAAATTTCAACAAACGATACTATGTTTTTGAAGGACCGTTCGACTCTATGTTCTTCGACAACGCCATGGCCGCTTGCGGCTCAGACGTTTTGTCGGTTCTAAATAGCATTGGATGTTCGCGTGAAAACGGCGTCATAGTTTTCGATTCAGAACCGCGCAATCACGAAATCGTCCTGAACATCACCAAGGCCATCCAATACGGATGGAAGGTTGTCATTTGGCCTGAGCACTGGACCTACAAGGATATCAATGAAGGCATCCTTGCGGGCGAAAGCGCGTCGTGGATCAATCACCTCATTGACGAAAATACCTACGATGGCATGATAGCCAATCTGAAATTGAATGCATGGAGGCGGGATGAAAATTAACTGGAAAGCGGTTAGATGGACAATCATGACTTATGGCGGGGGTATGGCCGCCATAATCGCATTCTCTTGTCTTCCCGAATACATCATCCGACCTATTATGTTGGTCCTGATAATTGGAACGGCATCCTTCGCTTTGTTGGTGTTTCTACCGTTTATTGTTTACGATGGATTCAAGAGAAAGTTTCAAGAGAATACACTGAGCGAGAAACCACCACATGTTCCGA